TGGGGAAGCCTCAGAAGACGGATCGGGCGGGATGACGTGGGTGCGGAGCCGGCGCCGGGCGATATGACGATCCGGCTGATCGTGAAGAAGACGACGTGCCCGCCGTACACCCGGGTTTGCGAAGCGTCGTGGACGAGGACGCTGATCCAGATCCTCAGTCTCCCGACCGGTCCTCGTTGATGGAGTCGTTCACGGTCGAGCATTTCGAGGCGTACGCGTCCCGGCTGGTGTTCGACGACGGCGAGCAACGGGCACCGCAGGACTGGCAGCTCGAGGTGGTGACTGACATCTTCGCCGGGTTCCGCGAGACGTGGCTGATCGTTCCGGAAGGCAACGGCAAATCCACGCTGCTGGCCGAGTTGGCGTTGTATGGCGCGGATTTCGCGGATTCGCCGTGGATTCCGGTGGGTGCCGCCTCGGCGAAGCAGGCCCGGATCGTGTTTGACCAGGCGGCCGGGTTCGTGGAGCGCACGGAGGGGCTGGGCCGCCGGTTCGATGTGTTCCCCGGCTACAAGTTGATTCGCAGCTTGGCGAACGGGGGGATCGGGATCGAGGTGTTCGCCGCGGAGGCGAAGACGGGGGACGGCGTGATTCCGTGGCCGTACGCGATCGTCGATGAGTTGCACCGCCACGACGATCTGCGGCTGTACAGCCTGTGGAAGGGGAAGCTGCGGAAGCGTGGCGGCCAGATCCTGACGATTTCGACGGCGGGGGAGCCCGAAACGCCGTTTGAGAACACCCGCGACGAGATTCGTCGGCGTGCCACGAAACGCGAGCGCGACGGCGGTCATCTGCGAGCGGAGGGACCGGGGCTGGTGCTGCACGAGTGGATGGTGCCGTCCGACGATGCGTGCGCGGACATGGTTGCGGTGAAGGCCGCGAACCCGCTGTGGTCGATTACGCAGGGCACGCTGACCGAGGACTTCGCGTCACCCACCATGGACTTGGGGGACTGGAAGCGACTGAAGTGCAACCGGCCGACCCGTTCGGTGATCTCAGCGATCACGGACAAGGAATGGGACGACGCCCAGACTAGCCTGGAGATTCCGGCTGGCGCGGAGATCGAGGTGGGGCTGGACGTGGCGTTCAAATGGGACACCACTGCCTTCGTTCCGCTGTGGAAGACCGCGAACTACCGGCTGCTAGGGGCGGCGACGATCCTGACGCCCCCGCGGGACGGGTCGAGCATGCACCCGGACGAGATCAAGCACGCCGCCCTGGAGTTGCATAGCGCGTTCGCGGTCCGGACGGTGGTGATGGACATGAGCCGGGCGGAGGACATCGCCGCCTGGATTGAGGATGAGCTTGGCGTGACGGTCATCGATAGGGGCCAGGGGAATAAGGATGCGGTCGCTGATTACGAGGCGTTCATGGACGGTCTACGTAACGGGACGCTCAAGCACACCGGATGCCACGGTCTTCGTGCGCACGTACTGCATGCCATTGCCCGGCGTCTGCCTGGGGGCGATCATCGCTTCGACCGGCCGTCGACGGTCCGTCAGAACGTACGTGCTCAGGACCGGCGCGTCATCGACGCGTTGACGGGCGCGGCTATGGTCGTTGAGCATTCCACACAAGCCGCGCCGAAGCGGTCGGTGTATGAGGAGAGGGGGGTGATCGGGGCGTGAGGTTTCCGTGGACGAAGTCGATTACCGCGTCCCCCGCTGTTGTTGAGGCGCTCAGGGATCGCACCTCCTCGCTCCCGTTGGGCGGCACGAACGTCCAGGCGATCAACGCGGCGTTCATGCGCGGCCAGTCCGCGACGTACGGGTTCATGTACGCGACGCGCCCGCCGGTCAGGATGGTCGTCGATTACATCGCGAAGAACATTGGGCAGCTGCCGTTGAAGCTGTACGAGCGGGTCGGGGACGAGGACCGCAGCCGCGATTACAACCATCCGGCGGCTGAGACGATGGAGTACCCGTCGGGTGAGGGCAATCCGGATGGGACACCGGCGAAGCTGTTCATTCGCGCGGTCGTCACGGACTTCTTGATCTATGACCGGGCGTGCATCCTGAAGTTCCGCCGCGACGATCGCGGCGGCCCGCGAACCCTCGTGAGGGTGCCGCCGACGATGGTTCTGCCGGCGGGCGGCCGGTTCAACACGGATTACTACCGGGTGTATCGCACGGACGGGTCGTTCTTCGACGTGCCGCCGGAGGACGTCATCCATTGGCATGGCTACAACCCCGATGATGCTCTGGTGGGGTTGTCGAAGCTCGAGACGCTCCGCGACTCGCTGACAGAGGACGCGACGTCGCAGGCAGCGGTCGTGGAGTTGATGAAGGCCGGGTTGAAGGGCGGCCATATCGAACGGCCGCTGGAGGCGCCGGACTTCTCGCCGGAGGCCCGCGAGCGGTTCTTGGAGAGCTGGCGGGCTGGGGGCGTGTCGCACCTGGATCGGGTGCTCGAGGAGGGCATGCACTGGGTTCCGACTGCCATGACCCCGAAGGACGCCGAACTGCTGGCGTCCCGGAACCGGACGGTCGATGAGGTCGCCGCCGTCTACGGCTGCCCCGCCGATCTGTTCCGGTCGGCGGCCGGCGCGGACGGCGAGCTCGAGGAGGCCCGCAAGCAGTTCTACGCGGACACGTTGCCGCCGTTGACGGAGGAACTTGGCGAGCAGTTCGATCAGGACATTCTGGTCACCGAATACGGCGATTCGGACCGGTATTTCGAGTTCGATCTGAACGAGAAGCTGCGCGGCGACCCGATTCAGCGGTTCGCGGCGATCACGACGACGACCGGCCGGCCGTGGCGGACCGTCAACGAGGCGAGGGCACTTGAGGGGATGGGCCCGATCGATGGTGGCGACGAGTTGACGATCCCGTTGAACGTTGCGCTGGGCGAGCTGCCCGCCCCGAACGTGATGCCGATCCAGGATCCGAACAAGCCGCCGCAGGACGGGTCGCATCGTGAGCCGCCCGGGGGCGCCGCGCCGCCGAAATCGCTGGCGGTGAAGGCCGATCCGCCCGTGTTGCATCTCGTGGAGCGCCATAAGAGCGATCTGCGACGCCAGAAGCGGTATATCGGCGAGGCGTTGGCGGTGATGGAGCGGTTCTATACCCGGCAGGCCCGTGCATTGCGTCGGAAGGCGCAGGACTTCGACATGGAGCGCTGGGACCGCGAGCTCGCGGATGACCTGAATGGGTTGTTGGCGAGCATCGTGGAACGCGAGGGCGGCTTGTACGTCGCACGGTTGGCGGGCGACGACTTCGACATGCGGCAGGTCGACCACTACATCCGGGAGACGGCGGTGGGTGTGGCGACCGCGATCAACGAAGTGACGCTCGCGGATATCGAAGAGCAGGGTTTGGAGGACGCCATGGCCCGCGCACGCGACGAGCGGGCGTCGGTGGCGGCAACGAGCCTTGGTGCACGCGCGACGATCTTCGCGCGGACGGAGGCGGCGAAGCAGTCCCCGGATTACGAGTTGCGGAAGATGACGTGGGTGCCGAACACCGCCCGTCACGCCGATTTCGGTGGTGTGACGGTTGGGGTTGAGGATGGGTGGCCCGGTGGGTTTGCGCCGGGCAGCGCGCCGAATTGTGCGTGCACGGCGTCGATTGCCTAAGCGAGGAGTCGCTTTCATGCTGACCAAGAAGTTCGACATGCTCGTCGAGACGAAGGCGGATGACACGAGCGGGGAGTTCACCGCCATCGTCGCCGCGTTCGGGAACGTCGACCGTCAGGGCGACCGGATCGTGAGGGGCGCGTTCAAGAAGACAATCGCGGAATGGCAGAAGTCGGGGGACCCGATCCCCATCATCCTGTCCCACCAGTGGGACAACCCCATGGCACACATCGGGGTTGCGGACCCGAAGGATGTGCGGGAGGTCGCGAAGGGGCTCCTCGTCCGTGGAAAACTGGATGTGAAGGACAACCCGGTTGCCGCGCAGATCCACCGCCTGATGGCGAGGCGCTCATTGAGGGAGTTTTCGATCGGATACGGGGTCCCGGCCGGCGGCGAGAAGACGGCGGAGGACGGCGCCAACGAACTGCTCGAGATCGATTTGGTGGAGGCGGGGCCAACGTTGAAGGGCGCGAACCCCGCTACCGAACTCGTCGGCGTGAAGTCCGCGTTGGACGCGACGGCACCGCCGGAGGTGGAGCCGAGGTCGGAGCAGGAGCTTCGCCGCGAGTCCGCGCAGTTCGAGCGCGAACGGACCGAGGAGCGGCTACCGGACGTCGAAGTGGTCGAGGAGGTCGCCCCGGAACCCGAACCGGTGGTCGAAAAGGCGGCGCCGGCGGACGAACAGGACCTTCGGCGTCAGACGGACCGCCTGGAACGCGACCGCGTGAAGGAACAGCTCCCGGTGCCGGGTGTGGACCCGGCGCCGTCACCGCTGGAGGTGCTGACGAAGGCCGTGGCGCATATCGGGGAGACGATGGCGGAGCA